GTTGGCATGCGTGGTGAACAGATCACCCACCTGCTTCTTGATGGCCTGCTGCGTACGCTGCGGGGTCATGTAGCGGGTAGCCGACGTGCCATCCTCAGCCTCGCCTACCGTGGCGATGGCATAGTTGAGGACGTTGCCCAAGCCAACCTGCGCCTTGGTAACACCGTGCGGGTTCTGCTTGTCCTGGAGGTGCGCTTCCAAGCGCTGATCCAGAATGGCGTTGACGCGCAGCGTGACGCCTGCGGGAGTCATGTAGCGCTGATTGCTACCGCCGTTGCTGGCTTCGGTGTCAGTTGCGATCGGGTAGTCCAGCACGTTGCCGAGGCCGACCTGGCCCTTGGTAACCTTGTGCGGGTTGTCTTCATCGTTGGCATGTTCGTCGAACAGAGTCCGCATGGTCGTGATGCGACCGTCCAGCTGCGAGATCTTGTTGTTGACGTGCGCGATGATGGCGTCTTCCACAGCACCGGAACCGGTCAGGATCGCAGTGACCATGTTCTCCAGAACGGGGATCAGGTACTCGAAACCGTAGAGGTCGCCGATATCGTGGAAGTGGTCCGAAGGCGCGAAGGTATCGGGCAAGCCGATGATCTCGCCCCAATGCACCGGACGGTTGTCGATGTTCAGGTTCTTGATGGCGTCTTCCAGCGCACCAGCCGAAACACTGAACTCACCGCCCACGACCTGATAGAAGATCTCAATGTCGGAGGGGACGAGGGTGTCGGTGATGACGATGGCGCAGCAGACTTCCAAACCCGTAGCGAACGATGCATCCTGGTAGAACTCGGTGCACACGTACTGCGTTTTCGGATCCAGCACCTTGCCGGTGGATTTGACGCGGACCTTCAGCCCTTCCGTGTAGAAGGCGCCGTATTTCGGAACGATAACACGATTCTTCCGGCTCGCCGTCGTCGCACCAATTGCGTGCGGCTCCGCCTGAACCAGATTGTTCGTGCTCCGCCCGGTCAGGTCCAGGGGATAACGAATGATAAGCGAGGGCATGATGACTCCGTGAAAGCTTGGCGGGAGGGTTACTCCCGCCTAACCGGATGAAAGAACTTATGCGGCCGTACCGATGGCGACGTAGCTGTAGCCCTGAACGCCGATACCGTCCCAGCGGAAGCGGAAGGCACTGGTGTTGACACCGTCCACCGTCTGCAGGGAGCGAGAGGGCGAGCCGTTGGTCACGTCGTGAGCCTGTGCGACAACTGCCGGACGGTTCGAGAAGCCACGCATGAACGGGATCACCGAGTTGTTCGCCTGGGTGTTCATCCAGCCGAAGCAGACAAGGATCGGACCGATTCGTGCGTAACCACGCTGACCTGAGCCGTAGTTTTCGTACTGACCAGAACCATCGCCGATGCCCAGCGAGTTCAGGTAAGCCTTGATCGCATCTGCCGGAACATAGCGACCACCCGTACCGTTGGCGATATCCCACTGGGATGCCGCCGGCCAGTCGTTGATGTTGCCCAACCCAACGTGCCACTTGTTCGTGCCATGCGGGTTGTTGCCATTGCCGACGTGCGCTGCGATGTTCGGGTCAGGCTGCGCGGTGGTGTGGACACGCCCCATGTAGGTCGCATCGACCGTTGCACGGATTTCACCACCAGCCCATTCCAGATAGATCTGGTTGCCACCGTTGTTGCGGACCTGCCGGTAGTCATCCACCGAACCAAGACCGATCTGGCCCTTGGTTACGCCGTGCGGGTTATCCCGACGGTTGGAGTGCTGGTCCGAGTAAGCCTTGGCGCGATTCTCTGCGGCCACAGCAACGGAGTCGGTCTGGGCGATGGTGTAAGCACCCACCTGCGCTGCAGTTACCTGATGCGGGTTGTCACGACGTGCGACGAACGGATCGAAGACCGTGGTCTTGAAGTTGTCGATCGCTTCCTTGGTACGCTGCGGCGTCATGTACTTGACGTTGGACGCACCAGCAACCGCTTCCTGTGTCGTGGCAAGGCCGTAGTTCTCGACCGAGCCCAAACCCACCTGCGCCTTGGTGACAGCATGCGGATTGGTCTTGTCGTCGATGTGCTTCTGCAGCAGCTTACCAGCCTGCTCCTGGATCGCCTGCGACGTCCGCAAGGGCGTCATGTAGCGGGTGTTGAGGATGCCGTCACGGGCTTCCTGTTCGGACGGGACGGCGTAGTTCTCCACCAGTGCCAGACCAATCTGAGCACGCGTGACGCGATGCGGGTTGGTGTAGTCGGTGATGTGCTCGTCCAGCATCGTACCCGCTACTGCCTGCACCAGCGCCTTACCCGACGCAGGCGTCAGGTAGCGGTTGGTCAGCGCAGCGGCAGCTGCTTCCGCATTGGTAGCCGGCGGGTAGTTCTGCACCTGACCCAAGCCAACCTGTTCCTTGGTAACCTTGTGGGGGTTCTCCAAGTCGGTGACGTGGTTGAGCAGATCCTGCCCGACGCTCTGGGAGATGGTGTGCTTCAAACCTGCCGGAGTCACATACAGGTTGAAAGCCGTACCAAGCAGCGTGGCGGCGTTGTCGGCGGTGCCGTAGTTCTGTACCAGGCCCAATCCGATCTGCGTCTTGGTGACCGCATGGGGATTGTCGCGACGGGCAACGAATGCATCGAAGTCCGTGCGAATCTGGAAGTTGATGGCCTGCTTGACGCGCAGAGGCGTCATGTAGCGATCTTCGGCCGTACCCTGTTCTGCCTGCGGGCGGGTCGAGATGCCATAGTTCTCCACCAGGCCAAGGCCGACTTGTGCCTTGGTGACCTGGTGCGGATTGTTGCGGTTGCCCAGATGCTGGGAGAACTCATCGCTCTGTCGGGCATAGATCGCATCAACGACCTTCTCCAACACTTCGACGGTTTCCTTCATCCCGATCAGATCGTCCATGTACCACTCATGGTCGGTCGGGGGGAAGCGCGTCGGGCGATCATCCACCTCTTCCCAGGTGGTGATGCGCGGATTGCCGAGCGCATTGGCGACGGTTTCAATCGCCTTCTGCGGATCGATAACCCAGTCGCCGCCGACGGTCTGGTATTCGGCCAGCTCGACCACACCCGCCAACTGCTTGTTGAGGATGGTGATGGAGCCGTAGACCGGCTTGGCAGTGGAGCGGGAGGCACCGATGAAGAAGTGCGTCGCCAGCCAGTCCACGCCGTGAATCATTTCCCGGCGCGCACCATTCGCCTCACGGAAGAACACCTTCATGGTGTCCTTGAAGTACGGTGCTGCCTTCGGGATGAGGAAGTAGTAATCCGAGCTATTCGGAGGGGAGATGACCTGGAACTCGTTGGTCACCTTATTCTCGGGCTTCGTCCCCGTCGGGTCGAAATCCCATTTGACCTTGTTATCCGGCATGGTGGACTCCAGCTATGCGTTGACGCTACCTAGGTTGTTAAAAATTACATGCACCATACCATAACGGGACGGTCAAGCCTCTGAGGTATCGTATAGATTAGGCGAAGGAGCCAGTGATGCCCTACACGTACAAAGCCGCCCGCGTGCGTGGGCGTTTGAGCAGCTCGGTCTGGGAAGATATCGACGCCAGCAACATGGCAATCGATGATCTGCTCACTGACTACTCCAAGGTCTACCTGACCCTGCGGCACCAGTTGATCGATCACGATCTGTTCTTGCTGCTCTCCGACGCGCAGGAGATGATCCCCAACAAGATCCCCTCCTACAAGGTCAACGAGTGGCTGGCAATGATCGGCGATCGCACGTTGCCGACCAAAGACAAGATGCCTGATCCCTACTACGGTAAGCTGCGTTACAACGACGCCTTCCGTGCAGGCTACGGTATCCAGCCCACCGTCGCCACGATGCATCACGACTCGGACCTGCCCACCAGCGCCAAGCCTGACCTGATGCTCACCAAGTCCGGCGTGGACTACATGGAGATGCACAAGTACTGCTTGGCTTCTGTCAACGGTATGTTCCATCCCACTGCCGCTGGTCCGGATGGCTTCTACATCCTCGATGGCGCACGTCAGGGTCGCATTGCCAACGAGTCGATCGTGGGTCTGTACAACTTCAAGCAGCTCGGCGAGATCGAGATCATTCCGATCACTGCAGACATGCTGTACAAGACTCACCCGCGTCAGGAATACAAGACCTCGGTCAACCTGCAAATCCCCAAGTCAACTTCGGGCAAGGCGGCGCTGCTGGTAATCGGCGGCTACCTGCACGTGCTGGACAACAGTTACAAGCAAGTGGGCGATGGTCTGATCAAGATCGACTTCGCCAACCTGCCGTGGCTGGAGCGTTACTACGAGTCGCGCAAGCTGCTGGATCTGAGCATGCTCAACTTCAGCGAGTCCACGGTCAATGTCAATCAGCTCACGCTGGAAGACCTGTACAGCGAAGAGAACATCATCGCGTACCTGACCATGGCCAACTCGTTCGTAGTGCTGGTGGATACCGAGCAGCTCTACATCGATCGCCACTTCGTTGAGAAGACCGGACTGAACGGGCGCTACATCTCCCACATCAATCCGGACATGCCGCTCTTCGGTGGCATCGGTCGTGTGTTTGAATACTGGCCGGTTGAAGAAGATGGTGACTACGTTCTCCAGACGTTGGACAACACGGTGGACATGTTCACCGCTCGTACGACCAACTGGAAGACGCAGACCTCCATCGACGACACGCGCTATCCGAAGAACCCGTTCTTCTTCTCCAAGGCCTTCTTCCTCGAAGTCGGTCGTATCGACTAACGGCATAAAAGCATAGAGCCGGGCTTGCGCCCGGCTCTATGCCCTAACCTGGAAGAAGTTCTTCTTTTAACCCTGGCCGAGGACGTTGGACGTCTTCGGCTGATTCAATTCCTGGATGGTGCGAATTACCTTGCGGGTGTCTTCGCGCATCTGGGACAGGTCGTATTTCAGCCATGCAGGGCATCTGGCGATCACCTGCGCAATCAGAAGATCCAGATCAGCGCCACAAAGGGCACCCAGACATGTGAGGTCTTCTTTCCGGTTCTCATCCTTCCACACCAGTGGAGTGAGGAGTGCAGGAAATTCGAACGCTTGCCCGTTCTCACGGACCAGTTGCTCGAAAACCGTGTTGAGCTTGGCCATCACCAGCCGGTCCATGCGCTTGCTGGCGGACAAGTGCATGTAGAGGGTGACGGCAAAGATCACTTGCTTGACGTGCAGAGAAACCGCACGCGAGAAGAAGTCACTGAAGAAAGATCCCAGCGATGACTTCATCGACGTGGTCATGGATCCACTGACATTCATGTAAGGTGTCTCAAAAGCAGCTTCAACGTAGAAACTCCCTGCCCCCTTGGTAGGAGGCAGGCCCTGGTTTAACGCGGCAGCAGTACGAGGTTGGAGTACGGGCTGGAGTAGATCACCGCATCGTCAACAGTCTGCACGACCGTGGCGAAGCGGAAAGCCTGACCGGATTCTTTCCACGTTACAACCGTTACCTTAGGCGACAGTTCCGCAATCGCACTGAGGGCATTACGAACAGCGATATCCTGACCCACGGTCAAGCAAAGCTTGGCTTCACCCTTGTGAGTATCCGTGTCGAAGCCGACGACGGCGTCGATGGATTTCAACGATCCGTTGATCTCTGGGAGCAGCTTTGTCTTGCTTGCGGACTTACCGGGAGTGGATACATAGAGTAAGTCGGTAATGTCGGTGTAGACCATTCCCGGCTTCTTCTCCAATGTCGCTTCCAGCACGTCCTCCAGAGTACCGAGAACTTCCAACGCCCGGAAAGCCATCCGAGGCGGGTTCAGTTCTTCAGTCAGCGGGAGATGGCGAGCTGTGTTAGGCGACTTGGAGTTCTGGTCGTCATCCTGACGAATCTGGTAGACACCGCCGACCAGCGAGATATCCAGACGACGCGGATTACCACGGGTCATGAACGTATCGCCATATTCCAGCAGGTCGTTGTACACGTCCTTGTGGAGGATGTTCTTCAGCTTGCCGAAGATCAGCGAGTTGGCTGTGGAACGATCGACCTGGTTCTGGTAGGTACGCACCAGTTCCATGACCGGATCAGGTTCCTTCAGGAACATCACGCTGTAGCACGAGTTGGCAATCGGCTTGCCGTGGTACTCGATCTTTTCCTGCAGATCGCAGGTGTAGTAGATCGTGCGCCCATCCTTGGATGCGTTCTCGGTGCTGATGTGGGTGTTGAACAACCACCCGGTCTGGTAGATCAGACGATTGCGATCGTTGTCCCGGTTCCAGTAACCCTTCCCCGGTGTGAGGTCTCGTACCGTGAGCACGACCCGGTTGACCGAGGCCGACACTGCACGTGTTGCCAAGCTGTCCGCCAGATGGTTGCCGAGATTACCACTGTGACCCTTGACCCAGTTGTAACGGGTCTTGGTGCCACCATCTTCGACTTCACGCTTCAGGGCGAGCAGCTGTTCCCACAACTTTCGGTTAGGCACTTCATTGCCGTCCGGTCGCATCCACCCCCGGCTCTCCCAGCCCTTGTGCCATTCAGTCATGCCCTTCAGCACGTACTGACTGTCCAAGTGCATGGTCACCGCTTTGAGCCCGTGGTCACGGACAAAGGTGAATGCTTCAATCGCTGCCATCAGTTCAGCGATGTTATTGGTAGATCCGTCCGGGAGCGTCCCGAAGAAGTCGACGTAATCGACGACCGAAATCGAGGGCTTGCCCGTTGCTTTCATTTCGTAGCCACCCGCTTCCGGGTTGGCCTTCGGACAGCCCGAACCTTGCTTGGGCGCGTCCAGAGTAAAGGTGTAGCCATGAATGCCCCAGCCGCCAGGGCCGCGTGGTGGCATGCACCCGCCGTCGGTATAGAGAACCGCGTGGGTAGCTTTGATATCTTCGTTCTTCTCTGCCATGTCAAAACCGCCGCTAGTATTCCTATCTGATTGGTAGCCCAGGTAAAGAAATACTAGCGACGACGTGGACCCCCGGTATCAAAAGGTGCAACCACCTCATGGCCGGTAGCAGAGGAAGAGACAGGCGGAGCGGGTGGGACTTCATCTCGCTTCAGAGCCTCGATCCTGTCGACGATCTGCGAGGTTTCCGGAGTAGCCTGAGCCGCCTCACGCCGAACCGCTGGTGTCTTACCGTCCCGAGCCAACAGGGCGTTGGTCAGATCAGTAACGATGATCAGCGACTCTGCGTACTTCGCCTCAAAGCGTACAGACCTCGTACGCTCCAGCTCAAGATCGCTGGACAACGTTTTGACTTTCCCCTGCTCAACCTCCAGCTGGTACTTCATCAGCTCACTCTGATGGTAAGTCGTACCTGCCGCAGTGTTGTAGGAGATGACCTTATCGGCCATGTACAAGAACATCAAGAACAGCAGGATGTTCAGCACAGTCATCGCGGTGATGATCTTGTTCTTTCGGACAACCTCTTTCAGATCAGCATTGCCCAGGACCACTTCCTTCAGGAAGGGCCAGATGGCGAGAAGCCCCTTCAACAGGCTGTACAGCATTTTACGTTTCCCCAGTGGGAGTAATGGTATGGCTTCTCATATTGATCTTTCTCCAAACTTCAGCACCGAGGTGTTTAGATGCTTAACCTGAAGGGCTTCCTGGTCATTGGACCAATGGCCGACAACGCACCCAACGTCGTGGCTGACTTCGGTGAGATCTCCGCCAAGGCGCTGACCTACGCAACCGACCGTCTGCTCTACACCTCCCCTGACGCCAAGGGCGTGGGGCTGGTTGTCTTCCAGAGTATCGATGAAGGCACCGATGGCACCATCGAGCCACCGTTCGATATCCACGACAATGTCCTGAAGATCGGCGCGTGGTGCTACAACGCATCCGAGCAGGGCATCATCACTGGCACCCGTGAGGACTTCCTCACTGCCTTGATGAACGAGTGGGGCGACAAGATCGACAACGTCACCTTCGGCGACCTGGTCACCGATGGTACGCGCTGGATGCCGGAGTTCCTCACCTGGCAGTTGACCGCCGGTACGAACGTGCCCGAGAACCGTCTGAAGATCTGGTTCTCCGACAAGGCCTTCCGCCTGCAGTACGACGCGTACACCATCCGCGTGGTGCCGCCGATCGACAACCTCGATGACTTCTTCGCCGATCCGCTGGACGTGCAGGCGCTGGTCAACCTGCGTACCGTCAGCGAGACCCTGGAACGTGTGGATGCAGCCACCAACGGCTCCCCGTACACCACCGTTCGCGCCGACGTGTTCGACTACCAGGATCAGTTCGACCCGACCTTCAAGGTGCCGACGAACTGGACCACGATCCACTACGGTATCGCGGGCAACAACATCGACACGATCAAGGAAGAGATCGTCAAGCACATCCTGGAGAACTCCACCCATCCTCGCGAGGACTGGGTCAAGATCTTCCCGGATCTGTTCACCAGCACCGAGTTTATCATGATTCCGAACTGGCTGCAATACGCCACGGAGAACAAGACGAACCAGGCTGGCATCTACTCCCCGATCCTGCGTCACCTGGACGGCATGCAGCTGGCGCGCTGGGCGTGCAAGAGTCCTGGCTACAACGAGGACCACTTCAGCACCTATGGCACCACCTTGCCGGTGATGTTCAAGTCCATGTCGCTGATGGTGGTGGGTGGCCCGGAGAACCGCAACGGTACGTTCCTGCTGACGGACTACGTGAAGGACTACATCAACGTGCCCTCCACGTCGATCGACTTCTCGCGCATGTCCCCGGCAACGCGTGAATGGGTCCATCTGGTCTCCACGCTGCTGACCGCGGCTGAAACCATGACCGAGTTCTCCGACGTTCCGCAGAAGGTCAATCGCCTGATCCGTAACGGGGTCATCTACGCTGCTGCCAGCTTCAACAAGGTGCAGTATCTGGTCGTGGCCAAGGGCTGGCTGGAAAAGCAGACCGTTGAACCCGTACCGCAGCAGTGAGGTGATTGATGGCAAGTATCCTTCCGCCCATTGAAACCCAGGGTCAGTTCGAGCTTCGCGCTCCCTGGGCTGCAGATGCATCCGTGGTCTACACGGTCAAAGCAATCCGTACGTTCCCGGAACTCCTCCAGGCTGACATCGACATCTTCGCTGATTTCTATCAGCCGATGGGTCTGGTGGAGAGTGACTACTTGGCTGACCAGTTGGGCGATGCCTGCATTGTCACGCTGATCTCGGACAAGAAAGCCACGATCAATGTCCCGGACACCTACATCTCCAAGTACCCCGATCAGGACATCGTGCCCTACATGCGCACGATCTTGGCCGTCAACTTGGGGATGGTGCCGCGCGACATGCCGTTGCAGTTTGTAGTTGAGCAGGTCTCTGCCGCTGTTTCCTCGTCGTTCGGCGTCATTCCTGCAATCTCCATTGCCTCGGCACCCTCCACAGGAGTGGTAACCACGACGCAGCATGAAGCACTGGAACGAGTGCGCGGTGCTGCGGCTACCAATCGTGACACCACAGAAGCTCGCTTGATTGCCGCCAACGCCGAGATCGCTCGGCTGCAGGTGATCATAAAGGACTACGAGCGCTCGATCATGGAACAGACCATCATCGAGTAACAACATACGGGGAGGGGCTCGCGCCCCTCCCCTATGCCGTCAGGTGTACTTGAGGTTTGGTGCAGTGACGCTGGTGGTAGCCTTGATTACGTCAGCTTCGATCGAGCCGCCAGAGATCGTGCCGGTCATCTTGGACGTGCCAGTCACCACGAGATTGCCGATGGTGGCAGTGCCCTTGACGCCAAGGTTCTGGGCGATGTCGACGTCACCGCTGATTTTGGTGTTGGGTGCCTCCACCGTAACCAACTTGGTTTCCATCTTGATCTCATTGCCAGCCGTCATCTCAATGGAGTCTTTGGCCTTCATGAGGATCTTCTTGCGGTTCAGCTCCACCAACGTCTTGTCGGCGTTGAGCATGCGCAAGATCGTCTCCACCGAGTCGAACTCAAACTCGTTGCCCTTCTCATCGGCGATGAACATCGCGCCGTCTTTGAGATTGAGCTGAACGGTGAACACTGCCTTCTCGCCGTTCTTGGCAGAGTTCTCCAGCATGATGTACTGACCATGCGAGGACATCTCCAGGAAGTAGCAGAAGCCTTCCTTCGTGCCGTCTTCCTTCTCTTTGCTCGTGCCGGAGATGGAGTAACGCACCGTCTCCAGCTTACGCAGGTTCAGGTCGAGGTCCAGACAGTGCCAGTACAGCTGAGGGGCATCGCCGAACTTCATGACGATCAGGCGCTCACCACGGCGTACGTTGGGCGGGGTCTGACGATTGCCGCCACCCAGGTTCAGCCACTGAGCGGACGGGGTGATGGTGCTCTCGGTCTTTTCGGTGTAGGCCTTACCTTCGCCGTCCACACCTTCGACTTCGACCTCGTTGTTCTCGGCAGTGATTTCACCGTCAGCCATCGGGAAGCCTTCCACCAGCCACACCCGCAGTTCGGTTTCAGGCTTGAGGTCTTCATCGGTTTCGATGGACAGGTTCTCTGCCGCGTAGGCGAAAGAGTGGAAGTGAAAGCCAGAGGGCAGTTCACCGAGATTGCTGGGAGCGGCGTCAGCCATGGAAGTACCTTCGTATTTAGTTACGCGGCGTTCTCAGGATATGTAGAACAGCGCGAAAGGGTTCGTATGCGAATTGAAAAGGTCGAGCTCGTAGGATATACACGTCTCGCAACGTTGAATAACATCCACGAGTTCATCTATACCCCCACCTCGGATTACCAGCTGATCCTGGGGACCAATGGGTGCGGCAAGAGTTCGGTGATGCGTGAGTTGTCCCCGCTCCCGGCGAACAAGGACGACTTCGTGAAGGGTGGTCGAAAGGTCGTCCACCTCACCCATGAAAACAGCTATTACATCTTCACCTCTCTGATGACGGGTGGCACTGGCAAGCACAGTGTCCTCAAAGACGGCGTGGAGTTGAACACCAGTGGACTGGTCACTCTCCAACGTGATCTGGTCAAGCAGGAAGTGGGACTGGATCAGGAACTGCATGATCTGCTCACCGACCGTATCCGCTTCAGTCGGATGAAGGCCAACGATCGTCGCCATTGGGCAACCCGTCTGTCCACGGCTGACTACCGCTACGTCATGGTCAAGTACAAGGAGTTCGCTACTCGTGCTCGTGACGCGGAAGGTTCGATCAAGGAGTACGAGCGCCGCGTGATCCAACAGACCACCCGTCTGCTGGCACTGGAGGACATGGACAACCTTGATACCCGCATTGCTGACCTGACAGCAGAGTTGGTTGAACTGTTCTCCCAGCGCAAGTCTGACCTGCCGCATTTGAACGCGGTGTGGCATCAGTACAACAACAGCATCGAACAGATCGAGCGTGATGCCAAGGCATTGCTGAAGATCAACTCGTTCTTCCCGGCACAGTACAGCTTCACCAACGTCGAGCAGATGCAGGCGCACATCCACAAGCTCCAGGAAGACCTCAGCGGCGCACGGGGACGCTTCGACGTATACTCCCGCGACTACGCAGACATGGAGACTGTGATACGCGCTCTGGAGGAATCTGGGGCAGACAGCTTGGACAAGCTGCGCGAGATGCAGGACAAGCTTGGTCGTGACATTGCAGCCATTGATGAGCAGGTCATCAACTTCTCCAATGCAAGTCCGAACAAGAACACCCTGTCTGATTCCCACGACGTCATCAACACCTTCGTGGATATCTTCTCCAGTCTGCCGGACAACACCAACCGCTACTACACCAAGCAGCGGCGTGAGGAAGTGCGTACCGAGCTGACTGACCTGAAGCGCCAGATCCAAGGCGAGGAGAACAAGGTCGCCTCGGTTGAACGTCGAGTCGAGATGATCATGGCGGCCAAGGATTCCACCTGTCCCAAGTGCGGGTATGTGTGGAAGGAAGGTGTCAGCGAGAACGAGGTGGAGGGTCTGCTGGAAAGCAAGGCCATGCTGGAAGCTGGCGTGAAGATCTTGGAAGGGCGCTGCGTTGACCATGAGCGCTATCTGGAAGAGATCGACACGATCGCCTTGCAGTACACCCGCTACACCAAGCTGTGCCACGACTATCCGCGTCTGTCGCCTCTGTGGGACTACGTGGCAGCCAACAACTGCATGTCCTCCAATCCCAAGATGCACTCCGGGATGATTCACACGTGGATCAACGAGGCAACGCTGTTGGTGGAACGTGCGCAGAAGGCTGAAGACCTCGATCACATCCAAGCTGCTCTGCGTAAGTCCGACCTCACCGGTGGTGGGGAAGGTGCGCATTACAGCAAGCGACTGGCTCGACTGGAGCAGGACATTGCTACCACGTCCAACGAGATTGCACACCTGAGCAGTGAGATCTCCTCGCTGACCACGGTCAAGTCTCGTATCGACGAACAGTTGGCGCGCTTTGCTGATCTGACCATCCGCATGGCTCAGGCCTACGAGCATGTGCAAAAGCTCGTGGAGATCGAAAAGAACAATGGCGTTGAAGGGGTGATCTCTACCCACCAGACTCAGCTGGCAGCATTGCAGCAGAAGATGACGGAGAAGATCACACTGACGGCGATCATTGAAGACCTGAAGAAGGCGATGGAGGAAATGGAAGTCCGTCGTCGGGCGCTGCGGATCATCGAAGAAGAGCTCTCTCCCAAGAGCGGCTTGATCGCTTCGCTGGTGCTGGGTTTCATCAACGCGCTCACAGATCACATGAACTCTGTCATCGCTCCCATCTGGGAGTACGACATGGCCATCCAGTCTTGTTCGATGGCAGAAGGCGATCTGGATTACAAGTTCCCGTTCATGGTGGCAGCTAACAGCAAGGCCATCAGTGACGTGTCGGAAGGGTCGGATGGTCAGGTGGAGTTGTTTGACTTCGCCTTCAAGTTGACGGCAATGGTTTACCTCAACCTGCAGAGCTACCCGCTCTGGCTGGATGAGCTGGGCAAGTACTTCGATGAGAAGCACCGGTCCAACCTGATGATGTTCCTGAAGAGCGTAGTGGATGATCGCACGATCACGCAGGTGTTCCTCACCTCCCACTCGGCTACTCAGTACATCACCATGAACCAAGCCCAAGCCTGCGTTCTGAACCCGGCCAACATCGTGGTGCCTGAAATCCACAACGAGCACGTGGTAATGCACTGAAGGAGAAATCGATGGCAACTGATTTTGTGGAAAAGAAGTTCACGGCAGCCGAAGTGGCTGCCTTGCTCACCTCGGCCGATGACATGGGCGGTGGTCTGATCAACATCTTCGGCAACGACGTTGCCAATGTGCTGGTCACCGAAGGCGCTGACACGGAGAACATCCGTAAGCACTATCGCGCCACCTTGCAGGCAGTCAGCGAAGGGTTCATGGACCTGCGTGCCCCGAACGTACAGATGACGGTCTTCGTCAATCTGGTGCGCCGGATCATCCAGTCCACCCCGACTCCGGTCACCGAGATGGACAAGAACATCAAACGTCTCTTGTCGCGCTGTTACTTCACCAGCACCTTCTCGGCAAGCCTGTTGAAGCACATGCACTTCGATCGCATGGCCCAGAGCCAGTACGTGTACATGGTTCGTGATGCGGCATAGAGGGAGGGGCTTCGGCCCCTCCCCTTATGTTGTTACTTGTAGACGCGCTTGAGGTGGTCGAAGCCTTCGCGGTAGGCGTTGGCTGCCAGCACGGCGTGGTAGTACAGCGTGCTCAGCGCTTCGGCACGCGAGGCCAGGCGCCAGCCCATCTCGGCCATGACCTTCAGCTGCGGACCGGAGATGCGCTCGAAGCCCGGCTCTCGGTTGGTGATGCGCTTGGCCAGCTCACGCATCAGTTCGTCGGCACGGTCGAGGAAGCCGTTGAGCTTGCTCAGGTCCAGCTCGTTCATCATCAGCGCCAGATCGTTCAGACGGGCACCGGTGCGGTCGTAGGAACCGACGTTGGGATACAGCGAACCGAAGGGACGCGTCTTCAGCTGGTTGCTGCTGGAATCGGAGAAGCAGGCCAGCAGGCCCTGCAGGGTTTCGGCCGGTGCCTTGTCCGAGAGCATGTTGTGACGGCTGGAGGTGACGCTCTGCAGCTTGGTCGGTTCACCCAGCATCTCGCCCAGCCAGCCCACGCAGTCCGGCAGCTCGGTCACGGCAAAGCCGCAGAGATCCTTGTAGGCCTTGTGGAGCTCTTCGACCATGGACGGGTAGTCGCTCACCAGGCCACGCGGGATCGGCATCTCCGCCACAGCCAGCGAGGTGTAGGGGAACTTGGCGACGAAGTTGTGGATGGTCAGCGTGTTGAAGCCAGCACGCACCTTCAGATCCTTGCTGAAAGCCTGCTTCAGGTAGGCACTCACGCCCTTGACGAAGGTGTCAAGGCGGCCGGTGAAGGCATTGAGATACTGGTCCCCGTTCATCGACTCGGTCGAGATATGCTCGCTGAGCTGGTGTACTTCTTCCAGGCTCTGTTCTTCTTCGGTGTCTTCGGGCAGATCGATGTAGTTCATTCGAGTTCCTTGACTCAATGTTGAAAAGGGTGCGTGCGGAACGCTGCTCATAAAAATAAACGTACGGACGCTATCGTTTGATGATTTCACAGACAACAGGTGTGCAAAAATGTCGTTGATTGGTGGCTTTACCCAGGCTCCGGAATTCCGCCCGAACCTGAACATCGGTGCGTGCCTTGACATTCCGACCGGCAACTATTTCAAAGGCATCCACGATGAGATGATTCTCAACGGTGGCCTGAGCCATACGACCGGCATCGTGGCGCGTGCGAACATGCACAAGTCCTCGTTGATGCATCACATGTACCTCACGACCCTGGACCGACATCGTTCGGCTGAGGGCAACTCTTATGACACCGAGTATTCGCTGGGCAACCCGCGCTTGATGTCGCTGGCCAAGCACATGCCGAACATCGGCGGCCGCAACCTGTTGGCCGAAGGCCGACTGAGCATCACCACGCCTGCCGAACAGGAAGGTGACGAATGGTTCGAGACCGTTCGTGAGATGATCGAAACCAAGAACAAGAACAAGTCGTTCCGTCAGCTGACCCCGTTCGTGGATTCGCAGGGACAGCAGATGTCGTTCCTGTACCCGACCCCGATGGAACTGGACAGCATCAGCCAGTTTGAAGTCTCCACGATCACCAAGAAGCGTGAAGACAACAACATCGGCGCCAAGGAACAGAACCCGCTGGAAATGCACGCGGCCATGGCCAAGAGCCAGATGGTTCGCCAGATGCCGAAGCTGGCTGCGGCCGGTGGCATGTACATCATGATGACTGCCCACGTTGGCGACGTCATCAACATGGATCCGCACAAGCCGGCACCGAAGAAGTTCGCCATGATGAAGGGCGACGCCAAGGTCAAGGACACCCCGGAAAAGTTCACCTTCCTGCTGAACAACTGCTGGCACATCACCCGTGCACAGCCGCTGATCAACAAGCTCAACGGCACGCCCGAATTCCCGCGTGGTCCGGACGATGCACTGAAGGGTGACACCGACCTGATGGCCATCTCGATGGTCAACCTGCGTGGCAAGTTCGGTCCGTCCGGTCTTCCGATCGAACTGCTGTGCTCGCAGTCTGATGGCCTGCTGCCGACCCTGAGCGAGTTCTACTACCTGAAGAACTCCGACGGCTTCGGCCTGGGTGGTCACGACCGCGCGTACTTCCTGGACCTGCTGCCGGATGTGAAGATGCAGCGCACCACCGTTCGCGGCAAGTGCGGCGAAGACAAGACCTTGCAGCGTGCGATGGAGATCACCTCCGAACTCTGCCAGCTGGTCAATCTGCGTCACGACTTCGACCGCTCGCTGCTGTGCACCCCGGCGGATCTGTACAAGGATCTGAAGGAGCGCGGCTACGATTGGGATGAACTGCTCAACGGTACTCGTGGCTACTGGCTGTTCGAGAACGATGAGAAGATCGAACCCAAGAAGTTCCTCTCCACGGCCGACCTGCTGCGCATGCGTAAGGGTCTGTACAAGCCGTGGTGGTACGACGGCGCGGCGCGTTAAGCGCCGCTTTCATGAGACAGGACAATGCGTTCACAATTCCCCGAAGTGGTGGAGAAGCTGATCAAGATCTTTGATCAGCACGGACGGGGGCTGCGCGATGTGCAGCTCCTGCTCAACGACACCTGCCCGGCTGGCTG